GTCTCTTCTTTGGTGCCCTCTTCGACGTCGGCTAATTGGTCGCCGATAGTTTGAAGTGGGTCTTCGCCGTAGCCATGGTCTTGGCCGGTTACTGTCTTATTGAAGATCACATTTAGAGCCGGTCCAAGGTTCTTAAGTTCCTTAGGGGCCATTCCGTATTCTTCGCTAAGTCCCTCTACCAATTTCTTTCGCTTGGCGTCGGTCATGTTCTGGTATTCTTCAACATTGAACCGCAGTCCGCCCTCTTTCATTAAGTGGGCTATCTTTAGCCCTCTTGTGAAGTCGGTACGACTAACTGACAAACGGTTCTCATTAATGAACTTGGTTTTATCAATTCCGCCGATTTTAATCTTGGCATTTTTCTTGTCGTCTTCTGGGGCTTCTACTGTTATTGAAGTTCCTCCGATTAGTGACGCTAAGTAAATTCTTATGCCTTGGTCTACTGCGGTTATTTGTTTACTGAATATTGCTATTTCTGAAGATAAGAAGCGGTTGGCTTCTATTGCTGTTGAGACTTCTTCTAGTGCCTCGGCGGATTCCATCTAATAATCTCCTTAGTGGGTTCCTATCGGGTCGGTATTTCCGGCCCACTAAGTACGCTACCGTCATATTTATTTGATACCAACCTGCCTACTAAATATTTCTTAATTTCTTTTTCAGAATATAAACGGTGCCCAGCACCGTTTATTTTTCAGCCGGTCTCTAGTTCAGAATATAAACGGTGCCCAGCACCGTTTATATTTTCATCCTCTTGTCTCTCGTTGTTCATGCTGTGTCATGTGGCACATATATGTATATGCGCTTGTGTGTGTGTGTGTGAAATAGGAAGAGTATGTAATTTACATGTTGGTCCTACGTATTTAATCCGATAGTATGGGTGTATGGATGAAATACTAATTAGACAGATAACCCGTCAAATTATAAACGGTGCTGGGCACCGTTTAGAAAATGACACGGTTGAACAATATGCTAGAAAACTTTGGAACTCTAACGCCTTTCAAGCACACTTTGGATACGCATTGAGTCAGGGTTGCACTAAGAGATACGCAGTTGAGCGAACACTTCAAGAGGTATTTGAAATGGATGATTTGCTTGAGTTTGCTATTGATGCCGTATGAGTATCAAACTTAACGACAGTTCAGAACTGTATGAGGAGTACCTCAAGCAGGCAGATATTACAGATACCCGCTGGTATGTGGAGGCTAGGAACGTGAAAGTTTCGGAGGCGTGGAGGGAACAACCACGCAAGAAGAACAGCAGATGTCAGAAATACAATATAAATAGGAGAGTGGTAATCAATGCGATCAATTCGTAAAGACCACAGCATGCGGTATGGTCGTGTGCGTGACTTGTTTTATCCTAGTTGGAGAATCAAGCACGATCACGCTTACTGTGTGCATGGTCAGTTTATAGGGTTAGGTCATGGCTACAAGTCTTGTAGATCGTGCACGTTCTTTCGTAGGCGTGTGGTGTTCTCGGTGTTCTTGGGCCTGTTTGTTTTCGTGTGTGTTCTATTGTTGAGCAGTTGGATGCACGGAATAATATAAACGGTGCTGGGCACCGTTTATTTTCTAGCAGTTAGGAGGCTGTGAAATGCAAGGAATATACGTCTACACAAATGCAAAGTGTGTGGAATGTGGGAGAGTGTTTGACCTGCTTGATGAAGATGAGGCAGGGGAATACTACTACGGACACGATTGTGAGGAGTAATGAAGTTCAAGGATAAAGAGTACGCCGTTGGTGTGGCGTACGATTGGATAAATGAGAGGGGCTATCAAGTTCCGGCACGTGAGATAGCGGTGTGGTCACATGAACTCGCTGTGCATGATTGGGTGCTGGTGACTGGTGATTGGCATGGTCAATGGGAGGAAGTGGAGTGCATACCGTTTGTTCCTATGTCGTGTGTTGAGCCTTGGACTGCGTTCCCTCTTGACGACAACATGGTTTCTATAATTCATTACAACTATAGAGACCAAGAAGAGGGAGAAACGACAGGTCTTGATTTGGACATGTTGTCAGTAGACCGAGAATATTGTGAGGAGTATAGCGATGAGTAATGGACCAATCATTGAGAACATACTTATGACTATGGTAAAGGACTGCCCCAATGAGGGGAGTGGCGAGTGTGCGTTAGTGCATACTTGTGTGGAATACAACGACAAAGGAGAAGTTGTAGATGAGTGAGAAATGGGAATGGAATGGTCACTCTGTGAGAGGTGGCGGAGGGTCTTGTGCTTTGGTCAAGTATCTCGGACCTACCGAACACAACAGTAGTCGCTGGAAGGCTACGATCATGAGAGATGCCGAGACTAAATGGTCTGCGACTGCATCATATAATGAGGGGCCGATTGTGGCTGTGAAAAAGTTGTTAGATAAACAGAATCTTGACTGGACTATCAAGGGTTGCGCCCATGCCGGAGGCATGGACAGCACCTATGTTGTTTGGTTTGGATATAAATAAACAGAGAGGAGTCACCAATGAGTGACAGCAAGTTAGTATTAGATATGACCCCGACTTTGGAGGGGTACCGTGTGCATGAGAAGATGTTTACGGAACAAATTATAAGTAGCGCTAGGAAGGATCGCCGTGAAGCGGTTGAGTCTTTTCTTGATGGGGTGAAGGATATTTATAGGTTCATTTGGTTTATGGATCATGTCGCCCCTTTGCTTGACGATGAGACACTAGAAAGGTTTGGGGTGAGGCGTGATGGCTCAACCACTTGATGAGTGGAAAGAATTAGAAGATGAGGTTGAGTGGATCTCACGGGGGTTCAGGTTTCAGAAGAGCATTGTTTCTCCTGTGTGGCAGTTGGCCTCTGTGCATTGCAAGGTGTGTGGTGCTACTGAAGATGAGAGTGTGGATACACAGAACTTGCAGGGTCCGTTTGTGTGTGCTGACCACCCGATAAACAGCGAGGAGTTTGAATGGGAACATGACGGTCCTCTTGCTGGTGATTCTCTGTCGCCCCACGAGGCAGAACTGTGCTATCTGTGTGAGGCTCCGTTGTCTCGGTATAACGAACAGTCTATTTGTGGTCCTTGTATACGTGAGGCTGACCTTGGTTCGTTGGATACGTTACTTCAGTTGGATTATTTAGAGAGCCATGAACGCAACACTAACACGCATAAAGATGCGTGCATTATTTTAGGTCGTGAGGTGCATCTTAAAAAAGATGGATCATTCAGAAAAGATCGTGTCAAATGACATGAATATAAACGGTGCCCAGCACCGTTTATAAAACAGCAATAAGGAGATTATTGTGAGTAAAGTAAAGTTAGTAGTAGGAAATATAAAATCTAAGGTTAAAGACCCGTTCGGTATTAATCGTAGATTAAACAACATGGAATCTGACTTCCACGACATTGCGCTGAATGTGGCGCAATCGGTAGTGGAAGAAGAGACACGTGAGTTGGTTGATGACCGTATGTCAGACATGGTGTACGACTACAACCTTGTCACGAGTGACAATCTTCATGATGAGTTGAACAGTGGTTACTACTCTGTTGTCTACGAAGATGACATGGGAGACCATATCTCTACTTATCTTGGGGGCAATCCTGAGGACATAGAGAGCATCATTAAAGATGTTGATTTCAGTGAGCATGAACTCGTTATGACTTTGGTTGGTGACTTGCTGAGTAATGATGATGTGACTACAGCGTTGCGTAACATGGTTGCTGACATGATGGGTGAGTTCATTGAGAACATGCGAGTGCAGATCACTGATTACCGTGGCGAAATGTGGCACCTTTCCGATCCGAGATAAGGAGGAAACTCATGAAAATATCTGATGAAGATAGAGAGCGTTACGACATTCCGCATGTTGATGAGATTCAACAAGCGTTAATGGAGGACAAAGAGTTTCTAAGGGCAGAAGCCGAAGCAGTTCAAGAGGACATGCTGGAACAAGCCAAAGTAGATGAGGAAATATTCCTAAGGAAAGCGAAAGAATTACTTTTCATTTGTGGTAGTGAACAAGATGACCACTCTGCTCATTTTGTTTTGTGGGCTTGTGAAGCGTCTGCCAATACTCAGGTGCTGGTGCAGGAACTATTAGAAAAGCATTGGCTTGAGTCTGAGGCTGAGTTTGACAAGAGAGATGAGGTGTATCCTGACGATGAAGATTCCTGATCGGATACGGATAGCCATAGCACTTGCTGTGACCGCTAGTTGCGGGGCACATCAAGTCGCAGTCGGGCTATCGGGTGAACCCGTGAGGGAAACACCGGAGACTGTAGTGGTCTTGCCGGAGTCAGAGCCAACTGTAGAAACGTCTTTGTACATAGAGGAACTGGTTTCTACGACTACATATTTGGAAGTTATTGGTACGACTTCCACTCTGGCTCCGGTGGTTACTCTGTCTACTCTGATACAGAAATACTTTGAACCAGAAGATTGGGGGTGGGCTGTGCGGACCACGTTCTGCGAGTCGTCTGCTCACCCTGATGATGAGGTGAGTGATGCTGTGAACCCTAGTAGCGGTGCTTCTGGGTGGTTTCAGCATTTGCCTAAGTTCTGGGAGGAACGCACCCGTAAAGCGGGCGTACAGGGGGCTGATATTTTAGACCCCGAATCTAATGTTCTTGTTGCTGCGTGGCTCTTGTATGAGACACCGCAGGAGGAGGGGCATTGGGCTGAGTCCCAACACTGTTGGGGAGAAAGGAGTCCGTAATGGACATAGAAACAGAAGAAACAGAAGAAACAGAAATGGAATACTTTGAGGTTGAGTACTGGCAGAACACCAAGTACTGGGTCAGAGTTGAGGCTGTGGACGAGGAGGAAGCAGAAGATTTGGTTAATTGTTGGGATACTACGAGAGTAGATTTTGATGATGCCACACCGATTGATGCTGACTGCCCTGAGAATGTGAGGGTAATATAGTGGTAGTAACAAACTATGAGGGTCACCGCATTGAGGTTCATCAACTGAAGTGTGACTGCCCTTGTTTTTTAGGGGCGTCTTGCAAGCCTGATGCACAGCATACTATTTATGTTGCTGATTTGCGTGTGGCTGTGAACAAAACTTTATCTGATACTTTAGATGAACTAATGCAGGGCGTTGATGAAATTAATTCTATTGATAGTATGTTTTAAGGAGACAACATAATGAATAATTTAGAAAAACGACAATCGTTCTTTAGTCCCACACTAGAGGTGGGACATATCATCTACTATAAAACGTTCTTTGACAACGAACGTAGAGTCCGTGTGACTGGTGTAGCAGATGAGAAGAATGGACAAAAGGTTTTTATCGGCGTTGAAACAAGCGACGGTAGAAAAGTCTGGGGCTATCAAGACCAGATTACAAAGAACTTGGGACACGAGTTCCAAGAAGAAAAATAAGGAGAAACAATGGATAACATTAGTTACCAAAACGGTGACCAGATGATGTCTGATAGTAACTTCTCAGATCCGGCAAGCGTCAGCGTTGTATGCGCTGAAGCGTACTTCCCTGTGGAGTACCTGCCTTGCTCGTTTGAGTGGAGTTATGATGACCCAACTTATGGGCCTAGACTGATGTCTGAGACACCTAGATATGAATCAGGTAAGTACAAGGGTGAACCGTTGCACGTTTACGTAGCACGGATGGATACTCCCCTGCCAACGGTGTTGGGTATCCACTCATCTAAGTATGACCGTAGTCAAGACGGGTACTCAACCGTGTTGGATCAGGCAGAGATGCTGTTTCCTAACTCGGCTGACATGTGTACCCTGTTCGGTAAGGGCGAACGTCTGGTGTTCACTCAGAATTTGGGTGACGAAGTTGACCTAGGTAACGGCGATGTTTTACAACCTCGCCTTGTCTGGACATCATCGCTCAATGGAGCGTGGGCTACAAGCGTACGATCCATGATGCACAGGCTATCATGCACTAATCAACTGATGGGAACACAACCCTTGTGGAAGGTGCGACGTACCGCTAATCATTCTGATTTGGTGGAGGCTCGCGCTCAGATTCTTGCTAACCAGATAGCGCACGCTGAGGCGTATGCTACGCAAGCGAAAATCTTAGCATCACAGGAGTTCACTGACCAAGAGTTCAGAAGTATGGTAGAGGCGCTTGTTCCTGACCGTTCTAGCCAAGACATCTCTGAGAGGGCGTTAGATAATGACCTCGCTAAGAGAGGTATCATGATGCTGAAGTGGAGTCAGGAGAAGGAAGAGTTTGGTGCTGGGTCGCATTTGACGGGCAGTAAATGGCTGGCTTACAATGCGATTCAAGGTGCTGAACAGCATTACATAAATCAGAACTGGAAGTATGACCCTGACAAGGCTCTTGCTAAAGCAGTGGAAGGTAAAACACCTTTCGCTGATAAGACATGGGAGATTCTTGTCAATGAATCAGTCATCGTCTAGACCTGATTTCAGTCAAGCCGCCTGCAAAGGAGTAGACACTCATTTGTTTTACCCTGATGTTGATTCAGAGGGCAGAGGCAAGAAGATGAAGTTGAAAGAACCTATCAAATTCTGTGCTATCTGTCCGATACAAATGGACTGTCTAATCTACGCCTGCGAAGCCGAAGAGTTTTGGGGCGTTTGGGGTGGCGTGTCTGAGAGAAGAAGAAGAAAGTTGGCACAAACCAAAGAGTACCATCTTTGGTTCGCTAGAGATTGTCAAGTCTGTGGCGAAAAGTTTATGCCGACTTCACAGAAACAATTCAACTGTGGGCCTAAATGTTTTCAGGTCCATCATAGAGAACAAGCCAAACTTAAGAAAAGGAAAGAGAGAGCAAAAAATGGCTAAAGTATTATCAGAGTTCCCGCATGAAAATGCAGCAGGTAGACCATCGGTGTACCCGTGGGACCAATGGTTAGATGGTCAACCTTGGATGTTGACCATCGGAGAGGACTACAAGACCACAACCAGACAATTTAGAGGGGCTGCGGAAGCGGCTGCTCGGAGGAAAGGTTTGTGGATACGTGGTGCTGTTCAACAAAATGGAATAGTAATTCAAGCATACACAAAAGAAGGGAGAGTTCCCCTGACCTAAGGGTGACTTGACATGTATGATAACCTATTTGTAGGCGTATTTGTGGGGCGGAGAGTTTTTAATAATCTCCTTACTCCTCCGCCTCACAACAATTTAAGGAGACACAATGGATACAGAAGATAGATTAAAGAGACTGGAAGAATTAGTCTCACCAGAAGATCAAGAAGGGGACATAACGGATGCCGTTATGAACCTTTATGGGAACTTTGTACATAGTTTAATATGGACCGGAGATTTCCTATTTGATCTGATAAATAGTTTGAACGGATTAATGACAAAAATTGCGACATTAATACCCGAAGAAGTATTACAACAAATCAAACAAATGGAGGACGAAGAACGTGCAGACGTTCTACGACTCGTGCCAGATGAGGAATCCACGGAAGGGTTAACCCCCTCGCCCTGATGTGATCCTATTAACCCCACCCCCCTTTAGGGGGGGGTGGGGTTAAACACCAGAAAAAAATAAACGGTGCCGGGCACCGTGTAAAAAATAAGGAGAGCAAATGAAAACAGAAGATGGGCGGATACTACTCCGACAGTCATGGTTGGGATCTTTAGCGATGTGTCCCGAACGGGCCAGACAAGACATGTTAGGCATCGCTGAGAACACCGAGTCAACATCAACGATGATTGGGACATCTGTGCATTATGGCATAGAGCAATGCCTTACAGAAGTGCTGATGACTGGAGAACCATTGTCGCAACCCGACACTGAACTAGCGTCTATGATGTGGTGGCGTGAACACTACGACGAGATAGTCCGCTGGAATCACGACATCACAGAGTGTGAAGATATTATTATTAAAAACACTAAAGCGTGGTGGCAGGAAGTACGACCCGAAGTTAAACCAATCGCTGTTGAGGAACACTTTGAGGTTCCTTTAACAAAGACCGATAAGGGTACTGAGATCTGGTTACAGGGAACGATTGATTGTGTTCAAGAGTTTCCGAACGCCATACTTGATTGGAAAAATCCGGGTCGTAAACCATCCAACGGATGGGAACTGAAACGCTGGTCTGTTCAAGCAGCAGCGTATTCCTATGCGGTCAAACAAACGTACAGTCCCGGACGGCATGTACCGTTTGAATTTATTTATTTAGTTAAGGGCAAAGTACATCGTCAAGAAGTGGACTTTGGACCGGCGGAATGGGATAGTTTGGTTGCTCTTGCCCATTCTGCTGGAACCCTTATTGAAGCAGAACTCCCCGTATGGCCACTCAATATGACAGGCTGGCACTGTGCACCTAAATGGTGCGGTGCATGGAAAACCTGTCGGGGGCAATATGCGGGACCAGATCCCTTTAACCAAGAATAGAAAAGGAGAACAGGGAATGACAGAAAAAAATAATGAAAACAGTTTCACTGTGTTTCGTAGGCAGGTCATCCAAACGGGTGACTATGAACCTGCTGAAGCGTCATGCAGCGTTTCTATATCCATTGATGCTGATGCATCACAGGAGGAAGTAGCAGAAGAGATCGCTAAGTGGGGAACCACTTTAGAGATCGCTAACTACGAAGCACTAGGTGTAGGTTATGAACTTACAGAACAGGGTGTGAGACTGTTAGAAAAAAGTGTTCGGTCAAGTACACCGGATGCTCCCGTGGCCCAACAAACCACGGGGAATAAATCCTACGGTAACGCCAACTCCTCCAAAGGAGGATCTTTACAAGAGGTCTGGCGTGACTTGATGGATAACCAAACCATGTGGTGGCCACCAAATTGGCAGGATAAATTGAATCCTGACAAAGATGTGAACGCCAATGGTCCTGACTATAAGCGTAAAGCAGATGGTAAAGGCGTATGGCTTTCCAAAAAGGATGGCACTCCGCTAATTCCTGACTGGTTTGTGTGTCCCTTCACTGGGAAAGACGCAGCCGCTCTTAAGGAAGTAGCAAGAGAGGTCCGCTCCTAATGGAAGTAGTCCTGCACTCGCAGGACGAAGTAGCCTCCCGACTCGCAGCCGCTCAAGAAGCGGTTGCGACGGGGGGTAGCCCATCTGAACCTCTGGAAGCGTCTGAGAATGGCTCTGTGGCCGTCTCAGAGGACTCTGGAAGTAAGAAGCCACTTCGTTTTGCGTTAACATCAGCAGTCGTAGAGAACCTTATAGGTTTTATACGCAACCCATCAGAACGCTGGTACCTAGGATTCTCCGAAATAGACATAGCGACCCGTGGCATAGGCCGCGGAGAAGTGTTGCTGGTAGTTGGCCGGAGTCACACAGGCAAGTCACAAGTGCTGTTAAACAGCATCGTGACAAACCTAGTAAACGACCCCGAAGCCCACGTTGTCATATTTTCAATGGACGAACCAAGAGAACTAGTCGTAATGAAATTGTTCTGTCTACTACAAGGCAGGTCATCGTCAGAAGTAGAGGAAGCAATTAAGGCTGGAGATCAAGACACACTGTCTGACCTTGAGCGTGCAGCGACACAAGAGTTATCTCGTGTGGCGATCATTGACGAATCTATGACTCTTGAATCTATGTCAGCAGCGATGGATGAAGCAAGAGCATGGTGGGGTAAGAACCCATCGTTCTGCATGATTGACTATCTAGAACTGTTGCCCGGTGGAGAAGCCGACGCATCAGGGGTCACAGCCAAAGCACAGGCAGTTAAACGTTGGGCGAAAACCCAACGTGTGCCGATTGCTTTAGTTCACCAAGCCGGACGAACAGCAGGGAACCGAGGTCAAGCCGCCGGTATCCACGCTGGACGATACGGTGGCGAACAAGAAGCCATCTTTGTGCTAGAGGTGTACCGAAAGAAAGATGCACCAGATCTCACGGATTGGGAAACCAGATACCATGAGAACAGTATCCAAATGAACTTGTGTAAAAATAAACGCACCGCCCGTTTAGGAGACTACGCATACTATCTTGACCCGCAATGCGGACACATCCATCCATACTGGGATGAACTAATCCCTGATGGAGGTGACCATCCCGATGGATAGCACCGTAGAACGATTCGTTGAATTGTTTAGGGGCGGGCGAATAGCCATAGACAACTACAATGACAGTAAGGGGTTTAGACCGTGGGAATCAGACACAGGAGAACCGAAAGAAGCAACAGGTGAAACTTTCTATCAAGCAGTATTAACACACTTTGGGAACTACAAAACTCCTATTGGTGTGTACCCGCTGAAGAAGGAAGAAGATCGCTACGTTGTCTACTGGGGCTGTGTAGATTGGGATGAAGGAGAAGAAGAATCCCTCATCCACGCCACCAACGTACAAACCTTACTCTGGCAACTAGACATACCCTCATGGGTGGAAAGGTCACGCTCAAAAGGATACCACTTGTGGGTATTCTTTACTGAAGCGGTGCCAGCAGTAGATGTACGCAACGGTTTAATCGCTGCCTGTAAAATTGTAGACGCTCCTATCAAAGAAGTGAATCCTAAACAAACAGTGTTAAGCGGTAAAGGCTGGGGTAACGGAGTACGTTTACCGTACCCGTCTAAAGTAGACGCACAAGGAACTATCCCGACACGAACAGGAAGGAACGTTGTTCTTGACCCCGAAGGTGAAGGAGATCTTTCTTGTTCAGAGTTCTGCCGGATGGCACACGAAACTCGTGTGACACCGGAAGATTGGGAACCAGTCCTAGCGCTATATGTTAAACCTAAACCAGCGCCGATACCTAAAGTCAATCCGTTCCTGTCTACATCCAACATGCGTGGATTAGCAGGAGCCATTAGGCGAAACGGCCCACGCATAACAAGTAAAAACCCACACGGAGACAGGTCAGGTACTTTGTTCTCTCTTGCTTGCGCCATGCATAAACAAGGATTTGGATCAGCCGACATAATGACTGAACTGGAATCCGCCGACAGAGATTGGGGAGGCAAGTTTGCCAACCGACCAGATGGCAGAAAACGTTTGTGGGAAACTGTAGTTCGTGCCCAACGGTCAGTGAGAGGAATGGAAGAATGACTAAAGCGCACACAGTAATAATAAACCGCAGACCGAAAGTAAAAGCACGACCTCGTTGGACAAAAAAAGGGCATGGGTTTACTCCCAAGACAACGATGGAAGCAGAAGATTATGTGAAACAGGCGTGGGAAGAACAAGTAGGAGAAACTTTAGATTGTCCTGTGGAAATAACTTTACGCTATTCCCCCACAGAGACAGTCTTAACTGTGCTAGAGTCTCCTCATGACGCTAAAACGTTACGAGGGGACTTAGACAACTATGTCAAATTAACTTTAGATGCTCTAAACAAAGTCGCATGGGTGGACGACAAACAAGTCGTCCGCATATCGGCAGTAAAGGTAGATGCAAATGACAGTACGGATTGAATTAGAACCGTGGGAATATGAACACGCTAGCCAAGTAGGTATCCGGCGTTACGCTGAGAACTGGGGCAAAGCAGATGCCAAGCATTACGATCATTTCCGCATGGAAGATAACCGCACAGCACAAGTAGCAGCAGCAGTTTGCGAACTCGCTGTAGCAAAAGCAATCAACCAATACTGGGGTGGTCACGTTTGGTCAGGTAGTAAACACAAACAATACAAAGACCTGCCAGATGTGGGAACCAACATAGAAGTTAGACGGATACGCACCAGCCCCGATGCGGCTGTGCGTAAACGTCAATTAGGTAAAGGGCTTATCCTTTTCGTAGCGCAACCAGAACCACCGGAACTACGCAGCATAGATATTTTAGGCTGGATAGATCACGATGAAGCGTGGGAAAAAGGAAAACCGTCAAGTTATGCGCCAGACTCCACAAGGAATATCGCATCAACTCTGTTAAAAAGCGTCACAGAATTTGAGGGATATAACAAAAATGGACAATGGCAAGAAGAAAAGACCTAGTAAAAAACTTTACAGACGAAGAATTATCAACAGCCGGAGCGAAAACACACCGCTATGAAACAGAGTTAGAACAACTCATGGTGCTTGCACCCGGCGACCAACCTTTAATCAGCACCATAGAAGCAACCTCCGATCTTAAAGAAGCAGTCGGAGAAGCAATAGATAACCTACCTGAAGAAGATAGATTCATATTCAACCTAATATTCGTAGCGAATCTCTCCTTACGGGTCACAGGAAAGATAGTCAACATACCTAAAACATCTCTAGCACGACGCAGAGACAAGATCAGGCGCAGACTCATGTTAGACCTAAGCCAAGATAAAAGAGTTCAGAGATGGATGTACAGAGACTTTTAATAATCCTCTAAAGAATCCATAATGTGGCGAATCATCCCCATCAAAGAACCAGCCCACATTGCAAACGTGGCTGTAGCCTCTTCAACCCCATCCAACCCTGCATAGTAAGCGGCTAATAAACCGTCAGCCTCATCTGGATCAAAGACAAGAAGTAAGCCAAGTTCACCATCCTGAGTGAACTTGGCGTGAACCCCATCTCTAGTATCAAACAAGTGAGATTCGGTGGCTAAATCTTTGAAGATTTCCTCACCGAGATACGAGTATTCCTCGCACCATTCATCCCATTGTTTATCCATTAATCAACCAGAGAAGCAGAACCCTTGGTTCCAGCCAAACGTGCAGCAGCAGCACCTTTCAAAACTGAAAGAGCAGCAGACACGCCAGCCATAACAATCATTTTCCATTGGTCTACACCAAGGTCAAGGAAAGCGTTAGTACCCATAGCACCAACAGCGGCTTGAACAAATGTTGCCCCTGTTCTCTCAGCGAGATCTTTATAATCCATTATTTCTTCTTTCTTTTTCTTGCTTTAGCAGCAGCGGCTTTACCCTTAGCGGTGTAAGGATATTTTTTTCCAGCAACTCTTGGCATTTTTCCTCCTGTTTACCATTTCGTTTTATTAGCCCAATACGCAGCAGACATTTTTCCTTTAGAAATGTTCTTCGCATGACGAGCCTTAAACGATTTTTTTCTTGCTTTTTCTTTAGCGGATGTAGGATTTTTACCTGCACCCTTAACTCCCTGTTGTCCAAAACGAATTGTTTTAATTTGATCGCCTTCTTTAGCGACTACAACATGAGACTTTGTGGCATGATTAGGTGTGCGTTTAGGTTTGTTATACCCAGAAACGCCTGCTCTTGCTAACCGTGGATCTTTTTTAGCAGCCATAAATACTCCTAGTTAATTAAGGCATCCCAAGTAGCAGGACCGACAATCCCGTCTACTTTAAGTTTTTTACCTGTGTTAATAGATTCTGAGTCTTGGAATTTCATAACGGCAGCCTTTGTGCCTGAACCAAAAATCCCATCCACCCCTGCACCTTTACGAGAACGACTCTTATTTCGTGCTGTGTTAAATCCCTCTTGTTCTAAGTAAAGTTGAAGAACTCTGACGTGTGGCCCTTTGTTACCTTTTCGTAACACAAACCTGCGAGCCTCAGCGACAGCCTCAGCAAAAATCTGCAAAGGAGTTTTAGGTTCCATCTGAGCAGCGTCTAACGTTTCATCTCCTGAAACGGCAGGAGCGTCAAACCAAACAAACTCTGAACCCTGCACACGACCCGGACATACATGCCACCACTCACTAGGAACCGTTTTTACACAGCCGTACTCCGCTGCGATACGGTTAACTTCCTCCGTAGACAGCCCCTTACCTGTGATCCTTAAATCAACAGCGTAACCGTAACCACCGAAAGCCTCCTGAGCCATATGGTATGAGCCTCTCATACCATTGGACATGCGTCTGTTCGGGTTCGCAGCGAGGTTCCCTCGGCCTGCCTTGTACTTGTCATATAAGGCTTGCTGCTGGGCTAGCGTGCGTACGCCGCTGACAATCTTTACACGACCAGCGATACGGTTATCTTTAAAAAACTGGTTCAAACGATACTTAAACTTCGGATGCAGTTCTTCTGTACGCACCCACTTAGAAGTTACTGGCAAATTAAAATCCATATTATTTTCCAAACGATCTAGGGGAATGATGATGATTAGCCAAACCCATTTCTCTCAAAGTTTCAGCAGATTCAGCGGCTTTCGCTGGAACTGCGTCAGGTTGCTCAGTTTCTTTTTCTTCTTCCATATTATAACAGGCTCCTCTGTCCCGTGTCAGCGCTGTCTAAAACGAATGTCTCGTTCATCACGCCACTCTTTATCGTCTTCAATCATTTGACGAATCACCTGCATCCTTTGCTCGTACGGTGTGTTAATCCTAATGCTTAAACCGCCTAAAGTAGAAGTAAGAGTTTGAATCATGCGTTCTTGATAACGGCTTTCATTAGGGATCATACGCCGGAGACGGCCTATGTATGGCATCAAGCCATCCATAACCGCTATGCGGGAATCCATCATCTTCCATTCCCCCCTATTATTTTTTTCTGCCCACCCGATCATGTTTAATGCAGGCATTAACCCCGGTATTTTTTCCCACGGAGTGGGAACCTGCTGGTAACGACCAGTGTAAGGGATGCCTTTAAAGAACTGTTTACCTCCCCAATACTCCAACGGGACTTTAATCATCGGAGAACCAGAAGAAAGAATGTGTTGAGCAGCATCAACAAACCCGACACCAGTAGGATCAAACCTTAACAAATCTTGGAAAGGAAGATCAGGTACGGAGTAAACCTGACTTCCACCGATACTGAAAGGTAAACGGAAACCAAAAGGTTCCAAGAAATAACTAGGCACATTACCTTCTTCTTCAGTTCCGTATTCCAAATTACGTTTAATGCTAAGTAACCTGTTGTAACGTTTCGGGTTAGCGGCCAGTTGAGAAATTTGAAGAGGTAAGTTGTTACGTGACCAAGTATAGAAAGGGAACACACGTTTCATTGCGCCGCTTTCAAAAGAAGATAAGTTGCCGTAATTAAAATGCAGTTTGTAAATGCTTTCTATAGCGTCATCTAAAGTGCCGCCGATTCGCATAGCATGAACACCAGTAGCGAGCCTTAACATTTCCTCAGCGAACGTGTTAGCGTTACGAATACTAGAATACAAAACAAACTGAGCATCCAAAGGATTAAGGTTTACTCGCCAACCCTTAGCGGCACCATTCTTCGTACCTAGAATCCATTGCAGTTTACGGTCAAGTAAAAGATTTCGTTCAACAGCAGAAGCAGCCTGACCACCCGCATGAGCACCCTGCTGAACCAACTCAATAGCAAACTTGACTTCTTCAGAAGGATTCTTTATTGCTTTTAATCCAGCCAACAAATCGCCTTTACCTAAACGATATGCTTTCTCTATCATCTTACCAGTTTGCAAAGTGGCAGATAGTGGGATGTCGTCTACCCACATGTTAAACATCCCACCCATAATGTTACGAGTAACGAACCCCGGAGTAGCCACCATCTGTGCTTTCATCCAATTATGAACTCTGTCGTAATGCTGCAAAAACCCTTTGACCTGTTGCCGATCATTCATCTTCTGTGCTGCTAACAGCGCATAAGTGACTTGATCGGCAAACTCTTGATCTCCAGAAATTCTCCACGGACCCCACATTCTTTGCTGCTCATTGAAAAGAGCCTGAATGTCATCTATGGAAATATTTTTTATATCAAAATCTCCTTGACCTAAACCATTTAAATTGTATAAATCGTTTTCAGTTTTAGCGAAACGTTTTACAACAAGTTCTTCATGCGTTTGGATTTTCCGAGCATCGTTCATCAAAAGTTGAGTTTCTAAATTTTCTTTATTAGCCATCATTTGATACAAAGATCTTTGCCCCTCAGCATACTGCTTACCAGCAGCACCAGATCTTTGCTGCCAGTACGCTTCGCTCTTAGCGAACTCAGCATGTCTTTTTTGCAAGTACAAAAGTTTTTCAGTTTGGTCATTCAAAATCCTGTCTAACGCACCAGCGTATGCTTTACGAGCGGCAGGTAACTTAGCGTCAATTTCTTTCACCAACGTAGACAACTCAATAAGATCTTCTATCCTTGTTTCTGGTCGTAGCGATGTAAGCAATTTTCCTTCTTCAGAGAAAATTGCCGTACGAGTCATTCGCGCTGACTCTAATTGTTTAAACATATTGTGTATGTCATCTAAAGTAGGGTTGCCTCCTGTTGCTCTTGACAACGATATGAAACTTTCTTCAAAAGAAGGAACCCTACTCGGCAATCTTCCGGCAGTAGAAAACAACGAATCTATTGTCGCTGAAAAAGGAGTTTGAGAAACAACAGGACTAACCGCACCAGTAGCGCCGACAAAAGGAACACGTGCGCCGGTAACGCCACGTAAATTATTGACAGCATCAATAATTTTCTGTAAATCTTCCGGTGCTTTTGTAAACAATTCCTTAGATAAAACACTCTGAGAAAATTCGTGGTGTATCACAGATTCAAGTTCTTTAAAATCAGGAACCCAATCAGATGGGTCTGCTACTCCACGACCTAAACGTGTAGAAATTGTAGAACCAGTTAACAAGTTCGCTTTGGTGGCAACAACGTCCGGTATTTTTTTACCGTCTTTAATAAACCACAGGCCGTTCTGCTGGTTGGGTATCATTCCGGCTGCCTCGTATTGGGCATGAGACAAAGGTTCACGCCTAATAAATTCCACAGAATCCCATTGATTATAACCTTGCAGGTCAATCCAACTTTGTGCGGTCATAGGCGTATATGTATTAGGACCAGTATTTGCCCTGAAACCAGTTCTACCGTAATTGTTGTACCGCCTGTAATCCATATTCATTCTACGCTTAATAACGTTTACAAGTTCTGTTGTGAAATTTATTTCTTCCAAGTAGTCTCGCAATTCCCGTCTTGCAAGCAATGTTGACTCATCAAAAATATCTTCCGCAAAGCCAGATATTTGAAAGCCAGATTCAAAAACTTCATCGTCCCATGCTTCATTCCATAATCGTTGAAGTTTAAAAGGATCTTCTGGGTCTAATGTAGAAAGCCAACTTACCCCCATTCTAGGAGATGTTATATCTTGTAAAGCAGACCAAACATCTTCCGCCTGCTCTGCGTTCATACCCACAGGGTCTGTTCTAAGTAAGCGTTCTTCAATATCTCCAAAAAAATCTTCAATAGGTCTCATGTTAATTTCTAACTGAGCGTTACCTTTAGCGGACTGTTTAAAAACATCCGTTGGTTCAGGAAAAATTGAGTCAACTTCTATCCCGCCTCTTAAGGCTGGAGGTAAATTGCCGTCTAAAGAAATTAAATTTTTCCAAAACAATTCCGCTGTTTCAGATTCAACGGTTGCAGTTAAAACTCTTCCCGACATATCAGCGTGCAGAAGAACAGTATTGTTCATCCATCGCCCCACAATGCTCATAATCCTTTGTGACAATTCTGATTCGGGGATTCCGGTTTGCATAGCGGCATCAGAAACTACGCTACCAAGGCGTGTATCACCTGCTACAGACCATGATACTTCAACTGGGTTTTCAGTAAGAGGAGTTGATGCCCCTGCGTCGTCAACAGCCCTCATTGTCCAACCTATAGAATGATCTTCAAAATCGGCATTCACCGATATGTAAATTCC